TGGAGCGACAATTGGTGCAACGTCTGATGGCACATCGAACACTGCTATGTTCTATGAAGACACTGGTCGCAGCCCAAAGATGCAAGGTGTTGGTAACTATGCTGCTCCAACAACTGACTATGCTCCTGATTTGAATGCTCCTGCCCCTTACGTTCAAGGCGCTCGACGGTCATGGAGATGGGGTGATCCTGATAATGCTGCTGGCGTTTCAAATGTTATCAACAACAATAAGACGGGTGGATTTGGCAAGCCAAGCTGCGGTGCTAATGACTGGGGTATTCATGATTGTGGTCCAAATAATGAGATCTTTTCATGGCATCCCGGTGGAGCTAACATGGCAATGACAGATGGATCTGTAAGGTTTGTTAAAGATACAACAAATGCAGCGATTGTCAGAGCTTTGATTACCCGTGCTGGCGGCGAAGTTGTCTCAGCCGATTCTTATTGATATAACAACAGTTAATAAATATGAGTCGTCCTTTTGGGCGACTCTTTTTTTTGGAGAAACAATGGTAAAATTTCTATTGCAGAATGAGATATTTGTATTTGGTAGTGATACTGAAGGCAAACATGGGGCAGGGGCAGCTAAAACCGCGATAGCTTGGGGTGCAGAATATGGAAAGAATAGTGGGCGTCAGGGGCAAACTTATGCTATAATAACTAAAGACTTAAGAACAGGTTTTATAGGATGGGACTTTATAAGAATCCAACTGGAAGTTCTTATGAAATACGCACAAAGAAATGACGATCTTGTCTTTTTATTAACTCCACTGGCAACAGGACTAGCCGGACAGACTATTGAAGATTTAGATAATGCTATTAAAGACCTGTATTTTCCAGATAATATAATCAAACTATGGGAGAGTTATTAATGCTTTTACAGGCTCCAATTAACAGCTTGGGATATGGTGTTGCCGGATATAACATAGCTAAACAATTAGCTAAACAACTAGAAAATCCCTCTTGGACAAATCAAGAGTTGACAATATTTCCAATCGGTCAGCCTGAGCCAGAACTATATGAAGAATTAGCTCATCTCGACTGGAGAAACAAAGATGAAAACACAAAATGGTCTGACACATCTCTTAAGATTTGGCATCAGAACGGATTGCATGAGTCTGTAGGAAAGGGAAAGAAGATTGGATTTCCTATTTTTGAACTTAACAAATTCACAGAAGAAGAAAAAAGAAGCATGAAAGGATGCCATCATCTTTTTGTGTGTTCCAAATGGGCGAAGGGTGTCATCGAAGAGGAGCTTGGCACAACTCCAACGGTTATTCCTTTGGGTGTAGACAGGTCAATATTTAATGAAAATAATAACTCTCACCGTCCTGCAACAATTTTCTTTAACTGTGGCAAGTGGGAAATTCGTAAAGGCCACGATGTTTTATTAAAATGTTTTGAGAAGGCGTTCAATCAAAATGACAATGTTGAACTTTGGTTACTATGTGAAAATCCATTTATTGAACAAATTAATAAGGAATGGATCAATTATTACAAAAATTCCAGATTGACCAATAAGATTCGAATACTACCTCGTCAAAAAACACAGCGAGATGTGTATAATATAATGAGGCAAGTTGATTGCGGTGTATTTCCTGTAAAAGCCGAAGGCTGGAATTTAGAATTATTAGAGCTTTTATCATGCGGGAAAAATATTATCACAACAAATTATTCAGGACATACTGAATTTACAAATGAAAAAAATGCACAACTAGTAGAAATCACAGAACTTGAGCCAGCTTATGACGGCATCTGGTTTCATGGTCAAGGTAATTGGGCTAAAATTGGCGAAAAAGAAATTAACAGTTTTGCGGAAAAAATGAGATATGTCTATGCGTTAAAACAAGAAGGCGAATTAGGTTTAAATATTGCTGGTATTGAAACCGCAACGCACTTCTCTTGGCAAAATACAGCAAAGGAGATTTTGAATGGAATTTAATAGTCCAGAAGAACTTTTAGAACAGTACAACAATGGATTACAAGGAGCAGTATGTGATCCAGTAGATATGGCTAGGCTTATGGAAGAATTGCCAAATCCATTGTTTGGTAGTATTGGCGATCAATTATATGGTACAGGCAAAGGCGTTTTATCTTTACCATACAAAGCAATTCAATATTTCTTTCCTTCTTTTGGAGGAGATGAATCACAAACCACTGGTGACTGCGTTAGTCATGCAACACGCAACGCTGTAGACATCACTAGAGCCTATGAGATTCTCTATGGCAAAGAGAAAGAATCTTTTGTGACTAGAGGTGCTACTGAACCAATCTACGGTTCTAGGGGCTTTAGTGGCCAAGGAATGCACTGTTCACAAGCTGCAAGATTCGTGAGTGTGACGGGTGGATTTTTACTTCGTCAAAAATACGAAAATCTTGGCATTGACTTATCCACGTACAATGCTAAAATAGGAGTGAACTGGGGCGGCAGAGGCGTACCAGAGCCAGTTGTCAAAGAATGTGCAGAGCATAAAATCACTACAGTAACAACTGTAAATAGCGTAGAACAAGCTAGAGACTTATTGGCCAACGGATATGCTTTATCTGTTTGCTCTAACTATGGATTCTCTTCTCATAGAGATAAGAATGGAATAGCTGAACCTCAAGGTAGCTGGGCGCACGCAATGGCACTAATTGCATGTGATGACACTTATGAGAGATTTAATGAAATGCTATTCTTAGTTGGGAATAGCTGGGGACTTTGGAATAGTGGTCCTAAGTGGTATGAACAACCTGATGGAAGTTTCTGGGTTAGACAAAAAGTTGCTGAGGGTATGATCGGCGCTGGAGCAACATTTGCCTACACTAACTTCAATGGCTTTAAACGAAAGATGGATTGGACAAGAGTGAAGGAGATTTTCGCATGAATTTAAAAAGTGTAGTAGTTCTTGCTTTAGGCTTAATTGTAGGTTATACTTATAGTGAATATAATATTGCAGACAAACAAGCTCAAGTATATGGTTCTAGAGATATCGGATCAGACCTCAAAAAAGAAGTCGAGAGAGTCAATAGTATTTTAGATACTACAGAAAAGAAAAATATTAAAAAGGAAAATGTGCCAAAGCCAACTCCTCCAGCCCCTGAAATCGCATGTAAGTGCAACGGGACTGGCGAAATAGTTCAGGCAGATGGCAATAAACTCAAATGTCAATGCTCAAAAGACGGTGGCGTGTGCAAATGTAAACCAAAAGAAGAGCCGCCAATTCAGACAACTCAACCCCAAGCACAACCCCAAGTGCAATATATTCAGGTGAACCCATGAGTGCAACAGAAGACTTAGCTAAAGAAATAGCCTCAAATATAGAGGATGGCGAAAACAATTACTCCTTTGATTTTGGTCTAATTATAATTATTGGATCAATCATCATTGGAGTGTTGCAACTGCTAATGAAATGCAACGTATTTGGAAGAAGTCTAGAAGACAGGGTTAAAAATCCCGGCCCATTAGATAAAATTCTATTACGTAAAGCTGTAAAAGATAAACTTCCAAAAGAGTATGCCCATTTAAGACCACAAGTGCAGGATCTTATATTGACAGAGTCAAAAAAAATAACATCAGAAAATTTTCAATCAATCGTTCAGGAGGCAAAAAATGCAAACTAAAATTCAAGCATTGTTACAATCTCGTAGATTCTGGGTCGCAGTAGCCGGAGTTGTAGCCGTAGCAACAGAAAGTTTAGGAGTCACTACTCTAAGCTCAGACCAAATTCAAAATATTGTCCTGCTTTGTGCAAGCTGGATTGTTGGTGATTCAGTTAGAAAGACTGAGGTGTCCCAATGAGTACAGGCCAAATAATTTTCTTAGCTCTTGGGATTGTTGTAATTCTATCATCTTTTGATTTCTCTTCTCTTCTTAAAAGATTAGAAAAGAAGGTTAGTGAAATAGATATTCCAACGCCAGCGCCATCACCGACTCCAGTAGAAACAAAAGACAATTTGGTTGAAATCGTTCAAAAATGGCAAGTGTTAAAAGATGCTTGTGAAGAGAACAGTCTAAGCGAAGCCGTTATTAAACTAGATGAAATTTTCCCAATGTTAATTAAAGTGGACAAATAATATGAACCCAAGACTATTTTTAGGAATAGGTTTGGTAATTATTGGATTCTTTTGGGATAGCATCTCAGTATCTAATATTAATAAACCAATTGTTCCATCTACAGATTACAATAAAATATTAGACTTGAAAAAGCCTACAGACAAATTAATTGAAGAATTAAAAGATGTAAAAACTATTGTTTCAGGGCCAGATGAGGTATTCGATAGGGAGTTAATTGCAATTTTCAATAATGAAATGGGCAAAAGATTACCAGCTTATGAAAATGTAAGCTCTATTGCTTTTGAGAATTTCTATGTCGAATCTGCTAAATTAACTTTTAACAATAGAATTAGTAATAAATACAAACCACTTGGGGATAGAATGTATAAAATCATACTATCTACTCTTGGAGAAAATGAAGCTATTATTACTAAAGAAGAACAAGTAGCCCTTTCAGATAAAATGCGTGCAATCGCTTGGATTTTACTGAATTAATATTGACTTTTCTAGATGGGTCTGGTATAATACACTAGGCCCATTTTTACAGGAGAACGCATGAAAGCCCAATACGAAGCAATTGTAACATTGATACCAGTTTTTTCAGATAGCAGATATGATCAAGCCAATCCGAACTATATAAAAATATTATTAAACGAAGATGAAGAAATATTAAGTAAATATATTGGCTATCTACATAAAGATATTAAGCATTGCTTATCTGAACTATTTAATGAATACATAAAAGTTGACTATGATTGGCCAGAAAAAACATTGGTAAACTGTAGAAAGAATAAGAAGACTATAGAGTTTACTTATTTAGTTACAATGCCATATATAACAGGATGCCAAAAAAATGGAAATATAGTTAACATAACAGAATTTCAAAAATTAGTATCGGATAAATATTATGTCGAATCAATCGCAGGAAACACCTCCAACTTCAGATGAATCATTCTCACCAACCTCTTTTATGATATTTTGTCTAGACGAAGAAGGCAGTGTTGCCTTTGAAGCGTCTTGGGGAGATACAATAGATGATGTCAAAAAATTTGCCGCACTAGCAAATAGTGTTACAAATGGTGACTTTAATAAAATGATCGAAGAACAATTAAAGTTGCAATCCAAAGATGAGCCTGATGGCAGAAAAAAATTCTCAGCTTTTAGCAAAATATATTCGGAGGCAAAATCTCCTTCTAATCTAGTTATAGACCCAACAAGAGTGGAGTTAAACTAATGAAAAAAATAATGTGGGAAAACTGGAATGAAAAAGAAATAGAGTTAGCTGATGGCATGGGAGCTTTTGATGATACGCAGGATGTCAATATGGATGTGGAGAATGAACTATTTCAAGTAAAAGAAGATATGGGATCTATGGGGGCATTTTTAACAGAATTAAAATCCCCTATAATCTATACTCCTTTTGGGTCTGTGCCTTCAGAATCAGCTCTTAAGCCATCAGATAGATGGCAGTGCTGGCTAGGATATACCAATTTTGATCTTACTCATAAAGTTTCAGACAGAATGAAGATAGTAAGTGGCGTAGAAGCATTAAGAATAATGAGTAGATATACTTTTTGTATTGGTGTAGGAAAATTATTCAATTTCAGTAATGTCAGGAAGGAAATAGAAGATGTCGTGTGTAAATGAAAAACAATTTGAAGAAGCTATTAATAATGATTATTACAAGAAGATTATGTATAAAGTTTGTAGTGAAAATTTGAAGGGGACATGCACAAGAGACGAGATGAAATCCATAATGATGAGTACATTGTGGGGATGCATACAAAAATTCGACAGCTCTAAGAAAGTAAAGTTTTCTTCTTATCTTTATCGTAGTATGCAAAATAACTCTCGAAGATTCTACAAGAAGAAGCACAAACAAAGCAAAGATAGTGAGTTTATTGATAATTTCCACAGTATTCTTAAAGTTGACACTCATGCTAGGGATGAAGCTCGCGATATTTTAATGTCAATAGCAGATTTGAACCCTGAATTACACAAAATCTTAATTCAAAAATTCTATTATGGAATGACAAATAAAGAGATTGGCGAGGCAAATGGCTATGGCAAAGAGGCAGCTAGAAAAAAATTAAAAAAAGCTCTAGAATTGTGTCGTGAAATTGTGTATAATTAAGTAGGAAAAGGAACGTATGCAGGGACAAATAGGAAAATTATATAATAATGATTGCTAACTTTTTTAAGGAGAACTGCTATGGTTCCAATTCAAACGGGTAGTGTTAACCCATATTTACTCAACACTACTGGTGGATCATTCACAGCACAACGTCAAGGTGGTACGATTGTTGGTCTGTCTGCTGCAACAGCAAAGATCACCAAGGCTATCTCGGTAAAAGATATTAACGCTGGCGATATGACAATTTATCCATTGCCAAAATTGCTAGCTGGTGCTAGAACATACAACACAGCTAAGATCTTAAGCAGCGGAACATTTGCATATAATAGTGCTAAATTCCGCACATACATCATATCGAGACTTTCAACAAGTCTTTCTGGTGTATCTAACACATTCTTGCAATTTATGGGCAATGTTGGTATTGCTCCTTCAATTGCGTATTATGTTCAAGATAATTATGTCAATCATACTAGCTCTATTAGAACTAACTTATTCAGCCGCACTGGATATGGTTCAACTGGCGCTGGATATGCTAGCAAAATTAAGAAAAGAACCACATGGAATACAACTCTTACAGCAACTGCTGGTTCTGACTTCGGATCTGTTGCTTCACAACCAACAAGAGCAATTCCGGGTCGTTTAGTATTCTTGACAAACTTCGTAGTCTACAGCCCAGCTACAAGCTCAAACTTCTATAATTACAAACCAATTACTGGCCGTTAATTTATATAAGTTGTGGGGTCGAGTTAAGGCTCGGCCCCATTTTTTTATGGAGGTGAGTTATGATGTCATGGCATGAAGTACTTCCTAATTTGGGCGAATTCATTAATAAAACCGGCTTTCCTGTTGGATTATGGTTGATAACTGGATTTGTACTTTATAAATTAGGCAAAAAGATTTTTGTAAAGATAGAACCAATAGTAGACGCCCACTTTGAATTAGTCACACAATTAAAAGATGCAACAGGCAGAACTGTAACTATTCTAGAAAAGCAAAACGATATACTTGTGCAAAATTTTACAATACACGCAGATATATTAAATGATCACACAATGAAATTGGATAATATCATGAAAGTAAATATTGAAAGAAATGAAATCCTAGAAGAAACAAAAAAGGTATTACCTATGAACGGAATGATACCTAATGCTGCTGGAGCATCCAATGGAATTAAAAGGTAAGGTCGTCGAAATTTTACTGAACGAGCTTGGATTTTCCAAAACAGACCTTGACAAAGTGAAGGTGATCTTGGATAATGTAAGTGTAAGAACGGTGGACGGCAAGACGTTCATCGACATCCGATTAAACAAGATTACAGTCGTATTAGAAAGTGACAAGAATGAGTATTAAAATTGGCAAAATCCACATCAAAGAAGAGATTGACTCTCTTACATTTTTTAAATTTAAGCAGAATAAAGTTCTATATTATGGTATTGCAATACAACTGCTGGACGAGAGAGAAGGCTATCTTGCTTTCTCTTTGTCCGATAAGTTAGATAAGCTGTTTACTGCGACCGATTATAATAATAAAACACTTAATGAACTTATCGCTTCTGAGATTCAAGAGTTCTATTTTCTATCTTTTGAAGATGAAGATGCATCAACTTGTCAAATCGAATACGCAGCACCAATTGATAAGCAGGATGTTTTTAAGTTATATAAAATTCAGGATTAACACAAGAGGATATTATGAAAATCAATTTAGATAAGCTGAACAGCTTGCAAAAAGTAGCAATTCCAAACACAGAAAATTCCAAGCATCCAGAAGGATATTTTGGTTTCTTTGAAGCTAAACAAGGTTATAATAAACTTGTAGCTTACGGTCCACTCGACAAAGATATCAAACTTTCTTGGATTCACAAAGAGTATCTTACAAAATGAGAACCGACTGGGATCAATACTTCATGGCAATGGCCCATTTAGCCGCTGTGCGTTCACATGACGCTCAAACGCAAGTGGGCTGTGTTATTGTTAACGAAGACAATCATGTCGTTAGCATAGGATATAACGGCTTTCCAGCCGATACCAAAGATGAAAATCTGCCAATGATACGACCATATAAATACCCTTATATGATTCACGCAGAACAAAATGCCTTAGCCAATATGATCGTAAAAGAAAAAAACTTGCGAGCTTATATAACTGGGTATCCATGTTCTGTCTGTTCAAAAATCCTATGGCAGAACGGTATTAGAAAAATTATAGTAGATAAGCATGGAGTGATTTATTCCATGAGCGAAGATGATATTAAAATCATCAATTTCCTAATAGAAAATGGATTACAAATTAAAGAAATAGATTTTGGATATATAGTATTCAGTAATCTAAGTATCAAATTAAAAAACAAAAGGGCAAAAGAATAATGTCGATTAAAGCTTTACAGGATTACACGTTCTCTGCAAAATATGCCAGATATTTACCAGATAAAAAAAGACGAGAAACATACAAGGAAAGTGTTGACCGTGTTAGGAATATGATGCATAAACAATATGCAGACAAAAGCGAAGACTTGCACGCAGATATTGACTGGGCATATGATATGATGCTCAAGAAGAAGGGGTTGGGGTCGCAGAGAGCATTGCAATTCGGTGGAGATCCTATCTTTAAACATAACGCCCGCATGTTTAATTGTACAGTTTCTTTCATTGATCGAATTAGATTCTTTCAAGAGTGTATGTATATGTTATTGTGCGGATGTGGTGTTGGATTTTCTGTTCAAAAAAAGCATATCGAAAAACTGCCCAATTTATCGAAGGAAAGATCTGGCAAGGTAAAGTATACAGTACCAGATGAAATTGAAGGTTGGAGCGATGCAATTGGAGTGTTGCTCAGTTCATATTTTGAAGGCGAAACTGATTTTCCAGAATACAACGGAAAAGAAGTTCAGTTTAATTTTGACAAGATCAGAGCTAAGGGGACAAGAATTTCTGGAGGTGGAAAAGCTCCGGGAGCAGAACCGCTAAAAAAAGCTCTTGGCAATATTAAGAAAGTGCTAGACAATGCAGTTAATAGAGGAGATGGCAGACTTAAGTCAATCGAAGCATACGATATTGTTATGCACGCTGCCGATGCTGTTATTAGTGGTGGAGTGCGCCGTAGTGCTACCATTTGTCTCTTCTCGCCAGACGATAAAGAGATGGCTACAGCTAAAACTGGCAATTGGTTTACTGATAATCCTCAAAGGGGTCGGTCAAATAACTCAGCACTTCTTCTAAGGGGGAAAACAACTCCTGAACAATTTGCAGAGTTAATGCAGTCGGTTAAGCAGTTTGGTGAGCCGGGCTTTGTATGGGCCGACGACGAAGACTTTATTGTTAATCCATGTGTTGAAATTGGAATGTATCCAGTAGATGTAGAAACTGGCAAGAGTGGATGGCAAGGTTGTAATCTCTCTACAGTTAACTGTGCTAAAGTTAATACAGAACAAGACTTTTATGACGCAGTAAAAGCAGTAACTATCATTGGCACTCTTCAGGCTGGATTTAATAGCTTTCCATATCTAGGTGAAACTAGCGAGAAGATTTTTGCTAGAGAGGCATTACTTGGAGTCTCAGGAACTGGCTGGCTGGAAAGGCCAGAAATCTGCTTGAATCCAGATATTCAACGAAAGGCAGCAGAGCTTGCAAAAGAAACAAACAAACTTGTCGCCAAGAAGATTGGAATTAATCAAGCGGCGAGAGTCACCTGTGTCAAGCCTGAAGGCACTGCTAGTTGTATTCTTGGCACTGCCAGTGGTATTCATCCTCATCATGCTAAACGCTACATTCGTCGCGTACAGGCGAATAAGGTGGAGGCGTTGTACCAACAGTTCAACAAGATCAACCCCAGAGCGTGCGAAGAATCTGTTTGGTCGGCCAATAGAACCGATGACGTAATAGCCTTCTGCATTGAAGTTCCAGACGGCAGTAAAACAAAGAACAAGATTACAGCTATTGAGCTACTTAAGATTGTAAAGTCAACGCAGCAGAACTGGGTGCTTCCCGGAACTAATGTTGAGCTTTGCACTAAACCTTGGCTAACTCATAATGTGAGTAATACAATTAATGTTAAACCAGACGAATGGAATGAAGTAGAAGATTTTATCTATGCAAATAGAGAATTCTTTTGCGGCATTTCATTGCTTCCAGTTACTGGCGATAAAGATTATCCACAAGCCCCATTCACCGCTGTGTATTTACCTACAGAGATGATTTCTCATTATGGTGAAGGCGTGATGTTCGTAAGTGGGTTAATTGAGGTTGCTCTAACCTTATGGGAAGATAACTTGTGGGCAGCTTGCGATAGTATTTCTGGCCTTGGAAGCCCCATTAAAGGCAAGGCTAAGGTCGATTGGGTTGAAAGGTGCAAGAGATTTGCTGATAAATATTTTGAAGGCGATATCAAAGAACTTACATATTGCATGAAAGATGTTTATAACTTTAAACTCTGGACTGAACTAAAAAGGGAATATAAAGAAGTGGATTACACAGTTGTAGAAGAACAATATGATGACACACAACTAGAGCAAGCCCTTGCTTGTACTTCTGGTGGCTGCGAATTAGTTTAATTAATCACATTTACCTCCTGTTTTGTGTATAATATAATGTGATTATATTTATATAAAACAGGAGTGCAAAATGAAGTTAAAAGATCTGACTGGTGAAAAATTCGGAAAATGGACTGTACAGCAAAGAGTACAAACTAATAGAAATCATACGGTATGGAGATGTATTTGTGAATGCGGTAATATTAGAGATGTATATTCCACTCATTTGATTCAAGGACAAAGTAAAAGATGCTCAAAGTGCGCCCCCAAAGGAAGCGACCATCATCAATGGAAAGGATTTGGAAATATCAGTGGAGATTACTGGGACTCTATCAAAAGAGGTGCTAGCGGAGGAAAAAGGGGAAGTAGAAGAAGTATTGATTTTACAATAACAATAGAATATGCTTGGAATCTTTTTTTAAAACAGGGTAAAAAATGTGCATTATCAGGACAAGATATAATTATAAAATATAATGAGCAGTCAAATCATACAGCTTCACTGGATAGAATAGATAGTTCTATTGGTTATACCGAAGATAATGTACAATGGGTTCACAAGGATATAAATATGATGAAAAGAACATATGATGAAAATTATTTTATTGAAATGTGCATTTTAATATCAAACCATAGTAAGAAAAGTAAATTTAGTGGAGCCTGTGAAATTACATGAGTTTACCAACAGTAATTAATTATAGCTTACACTCCTTAAAGGTACAGGACTCTCCTGTATCTGGAGTGCAAAGCTTGACTTTTGATGAAACAAAAAATGTGACATCAATATCAACTTGGGGTAATCCATTCGCAAGTACAAATCTACATAAAAAACCAAACGTAACAGTTAGTTTTGTAAAGTTCATTGCAGATACATCGCAGTCACTAGTACTTGACAGTGGCGTAAACAGAAACACTCGAACTAGACAACTTGACAAGCAAAGTGGCATACTTCCATATCAAGGCATTAATGTAAGCCCTATAGATATAGACATTACGATATCCCCAAATCCAACATCATCTTCAGATATGTCAACACCATCATCCACAGGAACTCCGGTGGGTATTAAATGTAGAGATATGGTGCTTAACGCTATAAATTATAAATTTTCTACAGACGGTTATTTTACAGAAGAGTGTTCATTTGCTGGGCATTCATTAGAATCAGGTGTATTAAAAGTTGGCGATGCGGGGTATTATCAGTATAATAAAAAAGCAGAAGAGGACAATTTTGTTCCTCATTCGGGAACTACAAAAAGAAGGCAGAACTTTTTCTTAGCCCAAGCTCCAAGAGAAGTCTCGACACTGCTGGCTAGTGGGGCTATACTTAGATCAGTTGACGTTTCTATTAATTTTGAATACGGCGAATACCCAACATATGGTGGTTTTTACACAGTTGCAAATAAGTATGTAAAATATCCTTTTGACATATCATGTTCGTTTGAAGTGCTTGACAGGGGCTATTTAAAATATAATAATAAAGCGTGGGAAGGCTTGTTACCAGAGAGTGGTTATTTAAATAGAGCGAACGTAAATGATGGTAAAGTAAACTTAGATACAGTCTATAGAGAGCTAAACAATGAATCTATAGAGCTAGGCATTAGTGGCGCACTCACCATAGATCTTGGAGATAATAATTACTTAACAAGTTCAGATAGAAGTGGAGGTGAAGCAGGTCAAAACGGCTATACGGTCTATAAGTTCACTTACAAAAATAGTAATAATACATTCACCATATCGTGAGAAAAACAATCATGTCAAAATACAGAGAACGTAAAGAAGCTCAAAAAGCAAGAACAACCGCCGTTAGCAATCCACATAGAAAAATTCTTCAGCCTAAAAGCATTAATCAAGAAAATTATATTATTTCTATGGTGGAAAATGACGTAACAGTATGCACAGGTCCAGCAGGATCTGGCAAATCATCAGTAGCGGTAGGATTAGCTTGTAGCTGGCTATTGGAAAATAAAATCGCAAAGATTATTATTACACGTCCAACAGTTGAGAATGGTAGAGGTCTTGGTTATCTTCCCGGCGATAAAGATGAAAAGATTCATCCGTATCTTGTACCAATTCTTGAAGAAATGGAACAATATATTGGTAAAATGCTCTTGACAAAATTTAGAGAAGCGGGTATAATAGAGATGTGTCCTCTTGAATATATGAGAGGGCGAAACTTCCACGATTGCTTTATGATTCTAGACGAAGCTCAAAATGCAACATATGAACAAATTAAAATGTTCTTGACGAGAATTGGTATGCATTCTCGCGCAGTAATCAATGGTGACGCAGATCAATCAGATCTCCCTCAATTCTTAAGGGGTGGACTGGAAGACGTTAGTGAAAGATTATTTGGATTACAGGGCGTTGGCATTTGTGAGCTAGACGCAACAGATATTGTTCGCAATCCAATTATTGGTCGTATCTTAGAAAGGTTAAAATGAGGAAATTCTTAGCACCAATTATAGTAGCTGCATTATTATGCGGAGACCTAGCATTGTGCGAATCTAAGATGGGTGAAATATTAGTAGAAACAAAAGAAATCAATGAAGATTATATTAGCTTTTACGAACTTACATTAAAGCGCGAAGACTTAACGGACAGAAGAAAAATGGCTTATAAAAATAGTCTAAGAACTTTTATGATAAGATCTAGCGAAGAAAACTATAATAATCATCCTGATCTATACGAAGGACTGCAAGAGGAATAAATAATGCCAGTGTATCATTACAGATGTACTCATTGTAAAGATGAGTACGAAACTTTCCATAGCATCAAAGAGCCAATCAGAACCGCTTGCGAAAT